GCAATAGGCGCAGTGATCACCAGGGATGAATTCTCCTGAGCCCGCCCACGCTTTCTTGGCTTTTGACTTAACGAAATGGTCGGCCCAGTCAAGTAATTTTGTGATACTGGTGCCGTCACTGCTGATTGAATCGAGTCTAGGTTGATGGATTGTATATTCGACTTCTTTAATATCCGGGTATTCTTCTCTGAACTTATTGTACGCGCCAAGGGCGTAAAGTCTGAGTTGAGGATTGTCTTGGGCTTGGACTGGGATGCCTCTTCCAAACTTGAGGTCGATGACGCGAATGGAAGACTTAGAAAGAATGACCACATCCGCTGTACCAAATCCGTCAGGTACCCAGTCAGAGAAGTCCACACGCTGTTCAAAGAGAGGGGTGTCACCTTCACCGATTTGGGAACGGACATAGAGGACATAGTTGTCGACGTTCGCTTCGAAGTCGTCTTTTTCTTCTTGGGTGTATTCTTTGTAGATGGGGTGCGTTTTAATGAGTTCATATTCTCTCTGATATTCTTCAATACCAATTTGGTTGTAATAGTGTCTTAAACGTATTTCTGCTAGGCTGTGAGCCATGGTGCCTTCGGCACTGTGGTCAAACGCCCCTTTAGGACGTTTTTGTTCTGGGAGAGTGGCTTCTAATCGTGCAGATGGCGTACAAGTAAGCCATCTTTTTGATCCTGAAGCACTTAAGAGTGCATGTGCTGTCATTTTTTCCTTTTTAGTCATTTTTACTGGGTATACATATTAATGCAAAAAATTAAGGGCCCGAAGGCCCTTTTTGACTAAATTGGAAAATATTTATTTTGCTTCTTTTAGGGCGCTTATTAGTTCAGATACTTCTTTACCAAAGTCAATCGTAACTTCTGCTTTTACGTCGACTTTATTATCTCTGGTTTCACGATAGTCTTGTTGGAACTGACCACGTAAAGCTATCTCAACTAAACGGCTATTAAAGCCCTTATTATCCACGTTGGCAAGAATCTGACGTTCCCAGTATGCCTGTGCGTGTACTAATGCCAAATCAAGCGCCTCAGAAAAAGCTGGGTCGTTTTTCTTAAGTGTTTCAGCGGTATTTTTACTAATACCTAGGGTGCTCCACATCATTTTTTGGGATGCACCTTCCATGCCGAGCTGAATCATCTGCTCGCACATTTCCTTGGTTGCCATTTTCTTTTTTGGTGCTGTCATATTATTCTTATTTAAAGTGGTGCCCCTAGATGGAATTGAACCACCAATCCATGATTACAAGTCAAGTGTTATGCCGTTTAACTATAGAGGCATAGAAGCCCCCGAAGGGGCGGTGGTTAGAAAACAATGCCGATACCTGAGGCACGTTTAACTACTTTACTTAATTCACGCTCTGTGTTATCACTAACAAATTTGTTGATTTCCATTGCTTTTTCAATGATTTCTTCAAATGTAGGATAAGTAGGAGCTAAATCAATAGCATCTTCTGTAGCTTTTTTAGTTGCTTCAAAAGCCGCTAATTGAGCTTTGTAGCTTTGTTCCAAAAAGTCTTTAGCTGTTTGGAATACTGATAAACGTAGTTCAAATGGATTCATTTTGTTGCCTTTCTGTGTGTATGTGTGAGTAAAATGCTCGTCTTTCCGAGCTGTCAGGAGAGTAATACGTCTCGGTAGGACTCCCTTCCACCTTTGACGTGGCCTTCTTTACGACCAAAATACACCCAAGGGGTGTGCATATGTTTAAAGGAGTGTCTCCCGACATGTCCTATATCTATTAATGCAAATTATTCCTTATTTTCGCCCTTAATTTCTTGGGCTTTTTGGGCTTGAGCTTTTGCATCTCTTAATGCTTCGTTTACCACAATTCTTGTGATTGCGCCAGCTAATTCTTGACGGGCTTTTTCGATGTTTTCAGCGTTAGAAACACCCGCTTTAGACATCAATTTTTGCATTAAATCACTGCTCACCTTTAGCCTCCGCTTGTTCTGCAATCGCTTTAGCTTCTGCCACTTGTAGTTCACGTACTTGTGGGCCGGCTTGCTCTTGGATTAGGTTAATCAAGTTAACTGACTGAACGTATGGTGCGTTACCCAAAATCTGCAACACGCCGTTTGTTTGTTCAATAGTTAGTTCTAATTTCAATGTTACTGGTTGTGTCATTTTTTACTACCTTTCTTCTTTGTTAATGATTTTCCAAACTCTACTGCATCGCCAAATACTTTTTTTCTGGCGGCTAACTTCACTGGATCGGTGCAATACTCATCTAACTTGTGCACTTTCCTAAACATTTCATATAGCTTTTCCATCCGCATGTCGTGCATCTGTTTAATGCCATATATCATGTTACTTACTTCATCTTCTGTCATTGGCTTTGGGTGGTCACCATGATGTTTAAAGAACAAGTCTAAGTCATCACTAGTGCGCCAAGCCAAATAAATAGCGTCTTCTAAATCTAAGTATGTCATTTAATCCTATACCTTTCTTTATCCCTATTCCAACAGTCTTCACAATACCATCTCAAGGTTGTTTCACTAAAGCATAAATCCTCATCTTCTGCACCGCATTCAGGGCATTGACCTTCTTGTTGAGATGTAAATACTTGTTCACTCATTCTACCTCCTCATCCCAACCCCGTACAAAGAAATAGTTGCCATAAGATTCTATCACTTTTTCAGGGTATCCGTTCTCAATCAACCACTGACGTGTATTGTCCACGTGCTCTGGTATCTCTTTTGGAAACCCGTAACGCCAACCTTCTGGTGGGTCAATCATCTTGCGTTTCATTTATCCTCCACATACCAACCACGACGTATTGCTAATTCACGTTCAATGTACCACTTAGCTTTTTCCAAATCTTCAATAGCATCGTTCTTTAAATCAGCTCGCCAAATATATTTAATAGCATTACCTAAACAAAACCCCATATGCTCGGTGATTTGGATACACTCCACACCGCTTGGGTGGCCAGTGTAGTGCTTTGGATGATTAACTGGATCATTGACCATATTTTTCCCTGTTATGTGGTTCAAAGCGTTCACGATGAATTTCTTTAACTACCTCTGCGACTTCATCGCGGTTCTCACAAAGAAAAATCTTTTTAATTGGTTGGTATTGGCTTGTATCTAAATCTTCAACACCATACACAGTTTCGCACTGCCAAATGCCATCTTTTTCATGTTCTACAACAAAAATCATAGCTTTAGTTCCTTTTTAATAAATTCCACACCTTTTGCAAAATGATAGCGCCAGTATTTTTCTGTTACGCCAACCATATTATATGTTTTTCCATCTAAAAACGATTGCAAAATAAAACGTTGTTTGGGCGCCATTTTTTCGGATATTAGACGTTTAATATCTATTATATCTTCTGGGTCCCAAGGCAACCATTCTTCAACAAGCATGGTGCTATTGCTTTCTGCCCCGTCTTGTTCAATAGGGTCTGGGTCCTCGTCAGATAAACGAGGGGCTACGGCGCTTATTTTAAATTTGACGGGTTTCTTCATACCCTATATTAATGCAAATTTTAGGGCATTTATGAGAGCATCTTGCAAATTTATTTTACCTTCTAAAACTTTAACAACTTGCTCGTCGATTGAGTTTTCCACCATAAGGTGGTGGATGATAACGGGTTTAGTCTGACCCTGCCTGTAGACCCTTGCATTGGCTTGAATGTAGTTTTCTGACGAGTAAGGAAGGTCATACCAGACGCACTGTGCGAGCTCGCCTGTATTACATTGAAGATTAAGTCCAATCCCGCCGGATTGTGGGTGCGCCACCAATAACTTAATTTTGCCATCACGCCATGCTTGGATATTATCATCCGACAAAACAACCGCCTCTGGGAATTTATCAAGAATCCTTTGAAGCGAGTGCTTGAAGTGGTAGAATAAGAGTGTAGGGGCTGAACTTTCTTCCAACAACGACTCAAGAAATTCCAGTTTTGTGTCGTGAATTGAAACTGGTTCGCCGGCTTCATTGTATATCGCTCCCGATGTAAATTGTAGGAGTTTGTTAGTAAGTGTCGCGGCGGTCGGGGCAGTAATTTCTTCCGCGCCGATTTCAGCGACCATGTTCTTTTTAAGTTCATTGTATTTTTTCTTTACGTCAGCGTCTAATGAAATACTGTGGTGCAAATTGGTAAGTTGTGGCAACTGTAAATAGTCATCAGCACGTAAGCTAAAGCAAATATCACTGATGCGATTTTTAATAGTAATGTCTGCACCTTGGTTTAATCCCCATTTATAAACTACTCCAGTATGCCTATTACGATCAGTAACGTGCATGTATTTATCTCTAAACTTTGTTAGGCTAGTTTCCAGTCTCTGACCCAAGTCAAGTATTCCCACCTGAGCAAACAGGTCTGCCATGCCTTGTGGTGTGGGTGTGCCAGTGAGGATAATACGGCGTTTGAATGTTTTGAGAACCTTTTTAATGGCTTTGAATCTCTTAGTTGATGTGTCTTTAAACCTTGACGATTCATCAATAATAAGATAATCAAACCCGCCACTAGGCCAGTTCTCAACAAGCCACGCCACATTTTCCACATTAACAACATACACATCCGAAGAGCTTTTTAAGGCCGTCAATCTCTGCGTCGGTGAGCCCATAATCTTCACGACTTTCATAGAGCTCAAGTGCTTCCACTTGGCGCACTCTGGAGCCCATACAGATTCGGCAACTCTCTTTGGTGCTATCACAAGCGTCTTGCCCTTCGGGCTCTCCTCTATGATGGTGAGAGCCGTCGCAGTCTTGCCCAGCCCCGGTTCCATGAATAGCCCCAGATGCGGTGTTGTCTTTGCTTTTTCTAACACGTTTCTTTGGTACTGGTGTAGAT